CAAAGAAGGGTAGGCATCCCCATGAGTAAGACCCCATCCGCCGACGGCCCCACCACGGAGATCGTTCTCCGTGACGGCTCCGGCACCCTGGAAGTCGCTGCCGCGTTCGCGCAGCGCTTCCCGGCCCTCGCTCCCACCGAGGAGACGCTGGCGATCTACGAGGACAACCTGGGCGACGAGGAACTGAGCAGCCGTAACTTCAAGCGGATCAAGGTTCCGTCCGGTGAGATCGACACGTGGCAGATCGTCAAGGCCGGCAAGCAGATCGGCGAGGAGAAGCTCAAGGGTGTCATCATCGACATCCGCAAGCGGCGCAGCTACTGGGAGAAGGAAGACCCGGACGGCAGCTTCCCCGACTGCTCATCCTCAGACGGCAAGGTGCCCGACGCGGGCGGCTTCTACGCCCCCGACGGCGTCCTGGCCTCGCGCAATCCCCAGGGCATGTGCCGCACCTGCCCGATGGCCAAGCGTGGATCCGACCCGAAGAGTGACAAGGGTCAGGCGTGCCGTGAGCAGCGATTGCTGTTCATCTCGCCGGAGGGTTCGTTCTTCCCGGTGATCGTCACCGCGCCGCGTACCAGTGTCGACTCGGTCGTGGGCTACGTGATGGATCTGTTCGAGGGCCAGAAGCGGTATTCGGCGGTCGAGACCGAGCTGAGCCTGGTCAAGGCCAAGTCGAGCAAGGGCCAGACCTACAACAAGATCAAGTTGGCGATCGCCGGTGAGCTGACCGACGAGGAAGCCAAGGCCGCGCAGATCTACGCCGCCGAGATCAAGGCCATGATCGACCAGGCGACCGCCGACTTCGCCGACGCTGGCAGTGTCGAGGCCGAGGGCGATGGCGGCATCAGCGTGGGGGCGCCGGTCTCGTGAGCGATGCCGAGCAGATTGACGAATTCTGCTCGGCACTGCTCGGCGGACCGGACGGCTCCGGCGATGACCGCCTTGAGGGGGTATCGACCTACCTCTGGACGCTCGATCATGGACAGCCGAAGCCGATAAAGCGGACGTTGTGGAGCCCGGCGCACGAGCCGGGCTCCCTGGCGTCTTCCATCCGGTCCACCGTCGCGCGGCAGCCGGGAGAAATCGCCGCCGTCTACCTGTCCATGGGCCTCGTGCCCAACCACCTCGTACCGCAGAAGTCTGCGCGTAATCAGCGCGCGAACAACACCGACATCGCCGGAATCCCGGCCGTGTGGGCCGATCTGGACATCGCGGGCCCGAACCACAAGGGGGATCAGTACCCGCCCAGCGAGGCGGCAGCCAAGCGCGTGCTGGCCGCGATCGGGGTCAAGCCTTCGATCATCCTGCACACCGGCGGTGGCCTCCAGGCGTACTGGCTGCTTAACGAGCCGTGGCTGGTCAGCGACGCGGACAACCCGGACGCGGAACGCCGCGCCATGGCGGCGCTGTCCCGCGACGTCATCAACACCTTGCGCTTTCACGCCGACCGGCTCGGCCGCGCAGAGGGCCACACCGGCTGGAAACTGGACAGCGTCTTCGACCTCGCCCGCGTCATGCGGGCGCCCGGCAGTCTCAACACCAAAACCGACCCGGCGCGCACCGTGCGCATCCTGCACATCGACCCCGCGTGCCGCTATGAGCCCGACGAGATCCGCGAGGGACTGGCGGGCGCCGAGGAACTCAAGGAGTTCCTGGAGTCGAGTACGGCCGGTGGGGTGAGCATCACCGGCGGCGCTGGCATGCCCGGCGTCGACCTGCACAAGGCGTGGGAGACCGTGCGCGGTGCGGCCGGCCACACGCCGGAGTGGATGACCTTCCTTCTGGAGAACGGCAAGGACGACCTGGTCGACACCTGGGAGGGCAACCGGCCCGATCTCAAGGGTGATCAGTCCGCGATCGACGCGGCACTGGTCCGGCTGCTCATCCAGGCGGGCCGCTCCGCGCAACAGCAGGCCGAGGCGATCATGGCCCGGCGACTGCGCGGCGATCACCAGGTCGAGAAGGTCGATCCGGCCCAGCGACAGGACTACGTCCTGCGCACCATCGTCAACATCCAGGCCAGCGCGGCCAGGGCCCTGCACGAGCGCGAGGTGCGCACCTCGATCACCGCGAGTGCGATCGCCTCGGCCGCGTCCAGCCGACTGACCAGCACGGCCACGGCCGCCGCACCAGAGCCGGTGGCCGTCCCCGATCAGCGGCGTGCTCTGCGATCGGTGCCCGAACCGGCGCCGACGCCAGCGGTGAAACCAGAGCCTGAGCACAAGCCGGCCCAGCGCCGCGAACAGGAGGACGCACCCCCGCCGGACGAGGACGAGTTCGGAAATTTCGTTACCGACCTGGTCGCGCCCGACCTAGAACCTGATGTTGACCCCGAGCCGGAGCCGGAGAAGATCGAGGCTGCGCGCGAGCAGGTGCGCGCGGAGAGCCCGAAGACCGCGAACACCCCGACGGTGTCGATGTCCTCCGACCGGCCGCGTGAGGGTTTCACCGAGCACGGCGCCGAGCATGTCCAGCTCATGGACATGCTCGCCAACCTGCTGCTCCCGGATCCCTACCGCACACGCGGCGTGAAGGTCTGGGAGCTACAGGCCCGCGACCGAGGGCCCGACGCCACCGGCCGCATGGTGCTGCGCTTCCCTGTCGATTTCGACTGGCCGGGCAATGCCCGGCCGGAAACCTACCGGCCCGGCCTGCCGTTCTACTGCGCGTGGTTCAAGCGCGGCGCGTTCGAGACGCCGCTGGGCTATCAGCGCAGCGTGATCTACGACGCGAAGATCCCGGCCGTACCGGTGGGTAGCAACAAGGAGGATTGGAACCAGCTCATCACGGCGCTGGTTCCCTACTGGAAACCTGACTCATCTGGTTCATCGCTCACTACGCAGGTCGTGCAGTGGCTACTGGAGTACCTGGTGGGCCGACCGGCGACCGGCATCGAGAACGAGGCGCTGGTGCACTCCCGGCCCTACCTGCGTGATCACGCCGAGTGGGGGGCACGTGGTGCGCCGGTGGTCTTCGCGCACACCAGATCGTTCCTGGACTACGTCGGTACTCAGCCGGGCGGCGCGACCGGGCGGGCCGCGCGCGGCCTGCTCGCCCACCTCGCGGTCAACGAGGAGCGCATCCGGCTGACCGATGAGGCAGGCATCGTGCACCGGGCGCACTGGCTGCGCATCGAGGCTGACCAGTTCGATCATGATGAGTGGGCGCAGGTGCTCACCGCCGCGCGCGAGGCGGCCGACGGCCGCGAGCGGCGCAACCTCAAGCTGATGAAGGGCGGCGCTTGACATGAGTACAACCCCCGCACCGCCACGCAACGAACGCGGCGAGCTGGCTATCGGCCGCTACCAGTTGCTGGACAGCCTGCACAGTGGCCTGCTCGGCTCGTGCTGCGCGTGCGGGCACACCTGTGGCACCTGGTGGCACGACGGGGCGCGCGGCTACGTGGCCCTGCACGAGCGATGTACCGGCCGCCTGATCGAGATGTGGCAGGCCATGATCGAAGACGGCATCGGCGAGGCACCGGTCAGCGGCAAGCTGACCGGCGCCTACGCCCGGCGAGCTGCCGCACGGGCACAGGCCAGTGGTGTTTCCGGCGCGACCGCGCCATCTCCGCTCGCGCCCCGGTCGATCGACCGGGGCTCGCCGTTCTTCCGGCCCGGCATGGCCGACGGTTCGCCGTGGGCGGCCTGGGCACAGACGTCGGTGGATCGGCCACTGGTTCCCTGTGGCGGCAACGAGCAGGCCGCGCGCGCCGTGGTGGCGCGCTGGCGGGCCGCGAACGCGCTCGGCGTGCACGACCCCGGGCGCGCCCTGGTGCTCGGCGCGGTCGTGGTCGGCCCGGATGGCGCGATCTCGGATGGCTGGGGGCGGCATCCGGTGCCGGGCGATACGCCGCCCTGGCCAGGTCTGACCCAGTCGGCGACGTGGTTTAGCTGCCCGGAATGTCACGAGCGGCGCTGGCCGGGGTGCTGGCGGCTGCTGGGTGGGACGTGCGTAGGGTGCCTGCGCGGGGCCGAGGACGCGGGCCGTCCGGGTTGGCCGTCGGATCCGGTCGTGCACGAGCCGGACCCGTTGACCGTGGTCAAGAAGCTCAAGCGCGAGAAGGCCAGTAGTTCCTGAGCTTGACTCGCCTGGATTGCTCGGCTAGGTTTAGTGATTATGACGACCCTGTTCGGATCATCCCAGGTCACCACGTGGTTCACGGCCGATCACCACTTCGGCCACGAGCGCATCATCGACCTGTGTGGTCGTCCGTTCGACTCGGTCGCGCAGATGAACAAAACGCTGATCGAGCGGCACAACATGCTGGTCGAGGAACGTGACATCGTGTGGATGCTCGGTGATCTGTGCATGGGCCCGATCACTGAATCGCTCGCGTTGATCAAGGAACTCAACGGATCGAAGTACCTGATCGCCGGCAATCACGATCGATGCTTTGCCGGATACCAGATCGACCGCGACACCACGATGAGCGCCAAGCAACGAGCCGAGTGGGTTCAGCGCTATCTCGATGCCGGTATCAAGCACGTCACCACGGGCACCGGGATCGCCAAGCGGACCGGCGCTCCGGTGCGCGTGCGCCTCGGCGGCCACGCCGTAGATCTCAGTCATTTCCCCACCGTGGGCGATACGCAACCCGATGACCGATTCAAGCCCTGGCGACCACGCCGCACCGGCGCGTCGCCGTGGCTGGTGCACGGTCACGTTCACAATGCCTGGCGAGTCCAGGATCGTCAGATCAACGTCGGGGTGGATCTGTGGAACTTCTCGCCGGTGCCCGCCGAGGTCATCGCCGAGATCATCGACGAAGAGGATGAGCACGCATATGACCAGTGATCAGTTCATGCCGATGCTGCTGGGTATCGGCCTGCTCTCCGCTCCCGCCCTGCGGTACTGGATGCGCTCGCACCGGGCCGCCAAGAAGGCCAGGGACGCGGAGACGGATCAGTCCTTCATGGACTACCTGAACCGCATGCGAGTGGCTGGCGAGGAGCAGGAGGCCGATCCGCGCACCGCCGCGATCGTGGCCCGCTTCGCCTACTCGATCAATGGCACCGCGACCCCGTCGCGGGGTGGACGGCACCGCGCGGTGCCCACCGGTGGACGGCATCGGCTGGTCACCGCTACTGCTTGACTAGCCTAGTTTGATCGGCTAGACTCGTACTATGATGATCACAGCGCGGGACACCCATTGCGGCTGGTGCGGGGACGAGTTCGACGCCGAGGACAAGAGCACCGATACCACCTTCGGTGACGTCCATACCACTCACATCGACAAGGGCGAGCTGCCCGTGAGCGATGACGAGCTGGGCGACCCGGACGCGGCTTACGACCGGCTGTGTGACGCCGCCTACGGCATATGAACAGGCGCGAAGCGAAGCGCCGGGCTGCCGGACTACTCTCTGACGCCGCCTACAACATGGCGCACAGCGCCTCGCGCGGCCTCGGCGCGGCCGACGCCGCCCGGATGGCCAATGCCTTCGGCGAACTGGGCGACGAGCTGCGCGTACGTGGCGCCGGTGATCGCGGCCGGGAGGCCACGCCACCCGATCCTGATCAGCTTCCGCTGCTGCGCAACCCATGCTGCGATGACACCGGGTTCGCCGATTACGCCGCGACGCCGTGCCCGAATCCGCGCTGTACGGCCGTGCTGCGCCGGATGGTCGAGTCCGGTCAGTCGATTTCGGATGAGGCTCAGCGCCTGCTCGACAGTGAGAGAGTGTGATCATGGGTAACAACTTGACCAATGGTGACAAGCAGGGCCTCACGATCGCCGCACTGCACAACTTCCTCACCGATGCCGAACGGCTGGGCTACCCGCCCGACTCGCTCGTGCGCGCCGAGGTCACCGCATTCGGACACCTCCTGAAGAACGTCAGCGTCCGCGAGGGCGACACGCGCGCTACCGCGCAGGCCAAGCAGGACGCCAAGAACAGAGCGAAGGAAGTGCGCGATGACACCGTGTTGTGAGTGGCACCTGCCTGCGCCGGAATCCTGTTGTGACCCGGGCGATTGCGGCCCGTGCTGCCCCGACTGTCCTACGTGTCCGATGCTGATCGAGCTGCGCGCCACGGGATTGCCGGTGCCGGAGACGGCGACGTGACCGAGGAAACGCAGTGGTCGGTGACTCGCACGGAGTATTGGCTCGCGTGTCGTTACGCCTATTGGCTGCGCTATCTGGCCAAGGTGCCCGCGTCTCAGCCGCCTTCACGAGCGCGAGTGCACGGGCGCCTCGTACACGTCGGCCTGGCTGCCGCGCTCGAAGCGGCCCGCCGCGAACCGGGCACGGCAGGGCAGATGATGATCGGTTTCCGGGCCCTGGCGCACGCGGCGATCATGGCCTACACCGGTCGCGGCGAGCAGATCACAAACAGATCACGCGAGGACGCGTGGGCCGAGGTTGCGGCGGTACTGGAGACGATGCCGGTGCCCGGCCGAGGCGCCATCGTGGCGATCGAGCGACAGTTTTCGATCACGCCAGGCGAATTCACGATCGGCGGCGTGATCGACTACGCCGCGCGCACGGGTCGGGACTCCGCGCACTTGCGCGACTGGAAGACCGGTTCGATACCGGAGAATCCCGAGGAGCTGCAACGCAATATTCAGTTGCTGCTCTACGCGCTGGCCGTAGCCCACTGGTTCGACTGGGTGCGCCGCCTCACGGTTGGTCTGTACTCCACGCGGACCGGTCGCGAAGTGATCACCACAGTGGGCAACAACATGATCACGTGGGCTGTTGGCCGAATCGAGACCATCGCCGCCGAGGAAAGATCAGTCGGCCAATTGGTACAGCAGGGCGAGATGTCGATCACGTCGGCGTATCCGGTCACGAAGGGCATGCACTGCGCCACATGCGATTTCCGTTCCTACTGCCCACTTTTCGCCAAAGCTGACCTGCCGGTCGTGAACGCCGAGCAGGTAGAAGAGAGCAAGCGGCGGGTCGCCCGCCTATTGACCTGACCGTAGCGATCGACACCTGATCGGTCTACGGTCCGAACATAACCGCTCTGGGAGGGCGAGGCATGGCATCCACCATCGCTCCGGACCAGGACCCATACGACGGCGACGTGCTGCGCGTGTGGGGTCCGCCGGGTACCGGCAAGACGCGCTATCTGGCCGAACGCGTTCGGTCCACCGTCAAGCAGTACGGTCCTGATTCACTACTGATCGCCTCGTTCTCTACCACGGCCGCCAAGGAGATCGGTGGTCGCTTCGCCGCCGACGGCGCCGGACTCCGGCCACCCGATAGTGCAATCGGAACCCTGCATTCCCACGCCTTCCGTGCCCTGGGCAATCCCAACGTCGCCCTGGATACCAAGATCCTGGGCGACTGGAATGAGCAGGTCTCGCCGGAGCTGAACATCACCCCGTCCGTGCGCGGTGGCGGCCCGTCCGGCGACAGCGGCGCCCTGGGCGTCGACCCGGAGATGGCCCGCACCGGAGACGAGCTGATCGGCGCCCTGGACCGCCTGCGCGCCGCGCGGATCGATCCGGAGGACTGGCCGGCCAACGTGCGCGAGTTCGCCGGAAAATGGTCGGCCTGGAAACGCGACGCCGCCGCCTGCGATTTCACGGACATGATAGAGGGAGCGCTGGCCATGGCCGCCGAGGGCACACCTGCCCCCGGACGACCGGACTACCTGGTGATCGACGAGGCGCAGGACATGACCCCCCTGGAGGTCGGCCTCGCGCTGGCCTGGGGTTCGCACGCGAAGCGGCTGGTGGTCGGCATGGACGACGACCAGGCAATCAACCGATGGCGCGGGGGCGACCCGGCACCGCTGCTCAACCTGCACGGCGAGGGGGTCACCGACCACGTACTGGATCGGTCCTACCGGGTACCGGAGGCCGTGCGGGCCGTGGCCGAGCAGTGGGTGCGCCGGTTGAGCCTGCGCCGGGAGAAGGTCTACCACTCCCGCGTGACCGAGGACGGCGCTGTCGTGCCCGGCATCGCGCGGCGAGTTGAGCGCAAGCTCAAGGACATGTCGCTGATCAAGGACATGGTCGAGGAGACCGAGCGCGGCCGGACCGTGATGGTGATCGCCTCGTGCAACTACCTGCTGGAGGAGTTGATCGGCAACCTGCGCGCCGAGGGGGTGCCCTTCCATAACCCGTACCGTCCCGCCGAGCAGCGATGGAACCCGCTCGGCCCACCGACCCGCGATGGCTCGACCTCGACCGTGGACCGGGTGCGCGCCTTCCTCGCGCTGAGCGAGCGGGACTGGACCGGCGCCGACGTGCAAGCCTGGATCGAGCTGATCAAGCTGTCGAACGCCGGCATGGTGCGTGGCGCGAAGACGGCCGCCGCCCGGTTCGAGCCGAACGCGATCATCCCGTTCGAGGAGATCGCGGCGTTGTTCAAGGACGAGGAGATGTTGAGCCTCGCGGTCGAGCCGAATTTGGAATTCCTGGAGCGCAACCTACTATCGTCCAAATCGGACGTCGCTCGCTACCCGCTCCAGGTTGCTCGATCCCATGGCGCGCAAGCCTTGGACGTTCAGCCGATGATTACGGTGGGCACCATCCATTCGGTGAAAGGTGCTGCTAGTGACGTGGTCTACGTCTCGCCGGACATCTCCGGAGCGGCGGTGAAATCAATGTCCACACGAGACGGTGTGGACGATGCGGTTCGGTTGTTCTATGTGGCCATGACCCGCGCGTACGAAGAACTTCGAGTGTTGGCGCCTGCGACGAACCGGCACATGGTGACAGCGGAGATAATCCCGCCTGAGCTGGAGGTGTTCGCATGACGGTAGCGCAGATGTACCAACCGGAAGATGATGACTACAACGCGGATGCCTTGCGCCGCTTGACATTGAACAAAGGTAGCGCGCCGAGGCGCAAGCCAGAACGTGAAATCGTGAAAGAAGGCATCCAGTACCTTCGTTCGATCGGTGGCTACGCCTGGAAAATCCATGGCGGTGCTATGGGAAACGTGGGAGAGCCCGATGTGGACGCGTGCGTACGAGGGCGCTCGATCAAGCTCGAAGCCAAGGCGATGGGCAACAAACCGACCGGGCCGCAAATCGCCGCGCTGCGCCGATGGTCACGGGCAGGCGCGCTGGTCGGCTGGTTCCGGAGCAACGAGCACATCATGGCCCTGCTCGATCACCTCGGCGAACCGGGCTACGTGCCTGATCTCGCGCACCCCGGCTGTGTCTGTGAACGGCACGCCGGGAGTAGGCAATGACTCAACGGCATCTTCGACTGGTTGTCAGCAATCCAGAGATCATGATGAGCATGCCGATTGAGACGGCTGGATCGGCGCACCGGCTTGCCGCCCAGGTGGTGAACATGGCACGAACCTGGGCGGCCGAGCAGGATTGCATTGGCTTCATACCGGAGATCGGCACGTCGGTAGGGCTCGCACAGCGAGCCCTGATGGACGCCGTGCACGATCTGGAGTACTTCGAGTCGGGCACGGCGCATCAGCGGTATGGGCGACCGCCGATTTAGATGTGACACTCACCGGTCGGATGCCAGGTGCCACCCGCGTAGTCGTCGTGCTGGAGCGGCGAGTGATACGGGACGGCAGGGTTGAAGAACTGGCCGGTCGGGTTGGCCACCATCAGTCCCATCGCGTCGTCGTAGAACCATTGCTCAGCCATCCGAATTGGACGGCCCTCACTACGGTCGAAGCTGGGCGGCACGGTCGTCTCGACCGTGATCCACGCGCCGACCTCGGTCACGATCGCCGCACGGCACACCGGCTTGTACGCCTGCGACCCATCAGGCCGCACTGGTGTGCCGTGCGCTCGATAGTGCACCGAGTCGCTGACGCTCGGCAGGGGAAACCGGCTCACGTGCTCGCCGAGGCCGGGTCGGTCGAGGTGGTGTCGGGAGTGTGGAGCTGACCGGTCTCCGCCGCCTGCTCGCGCTCGGCGACCTCGGGAGTCGCGGGCTGCTCGTTGCCGGTCTGCGCCTGCTTTTCGACGTTGGTCGGTCCACCCTCACTCACGCTGGGCGCATCGGCCGGCGCTTCGTGCTGGCCGCCTTCGATGGCTTCGTCGTCGAGCGCACCCGACTCGTCCGGGGAATCGGTGGTCCGGTTGTGGCCCAGAGTGGTGGCTACCGGGGTCTGGGCCGGGCCGTAGCCACCGGGGAGATCCTTGGTTTCGAAACGGCCGGGCTCGTCACGCGGGTCGCCCTGCTGGGCAGTCTCATCAGTCATGGCGATAGCGCACCACGGCCCGGCGCGCGTGGGCAAGTGCGCCACGCGGGCCGGGCCGGGTGAGGTGGCTCAGGACGCGGTGGGGCCCGATTCGGGTGCCGGGACGCCAGCGGGGATGGTCGGGGTGGGCTGCGGTGGCGCACTCACGGTGAGCGTGCTGGGCGCGGCCTGGCCGGCGTCGGCCGTCGCGTCGCTGGCAACCTGCTGTACGTCGCCTTCGGCTTCGGTGGCGTCTTCCTTGACGTCGCCCGCGACCTCGGATTCATCCGCCTTGAGGTCGCCCTCGATTTCGCCCGCCTGCTCCTTGGCGTGCTGTTCGAGATCGCTCGCCTGGCCGCGCAGCTTGTTGAGCAGGGCTGCGCCTTTCTCGCCGAGCTCGCTGCCGACCTTCGCGGCGACGTCTTCGATGTGCTGCACGAGGTTTTTCACCTCGTCGGAAATGGCGCTCATCCTGTCCTCACTTCGATGGGGTAGGTACAACAGCGGGGATCGTGGTACCGCCGATGAATCCGCCGGTCGCGCCGACGGTCTGGTACTGCGCGAGATGACGGTACACACCCGAGTGCAACGCCTGACCAACCACGAAGGTTGCCAATGCGCTGAACACGGTGGAACGCCAGTCGAACTCCTGCCCGGTGGCCAGTGCCGCGCCGAGGGCGGTCAGCGCGGCACTGGCGGCTGAGAGGGCGAACAGGGTAGCGCCCTTGACCTTGGGGTGCGCGGTGGTCCGGGTGACCAGTCCGGTCAGCCACGGCAGCAAGGTGCCGAGCACCATGCTGATCAGGTCGGAGTTGCTGATCATGCTGGTTCCCTAGTAGTGGATCTGCTCGCCGACCTTGATCAGGTTCGGGTTACTGATCCCGTTGCGGGCGGCCAGCGCGACATAACCACCGGGGTAGGCGAGCTTCGCGGCGATCTTGCCGAGCGTGTCACCGGGCTGGACCACATATACCCGGGCAGCGGGCGGCGTAGCCGGTCCAGCCGTGGGCAGCGTGATGACCTGACCGACCTGGATGCGGTCCGGGTTGGCGATGTGATTGAGCGCGACCAGCACGGCCACGCTCGTGCCGTGCAGTGAAGCGATCCCGCTCAGGGTGTCGCCGGAGCGCACGACGTAGGTCGCGCCGGACGCGGTCGGGGCGGGCGCCGCGCCGGTGCTGCCGGGCCGGTGGATGATCTGGCCGACGTGGATCAGATCGGGATTCGAGATGCCGTTGGTGGCGGCCAGCGCGGAGACGGTGACGCCCCACTGTGAGGCGATCCGGCTCAGGGTGTCACCTGACTTGACCACCCACGTGTCGCCCGTGTTGACCGGTGCGGGCGGCGGGCTGACCACGGGCGGCGAGGCAACGGCGACGCCACCGATGCAGAGCTGGGCGAGTGCGAAACCGGGCATGGTCGCGTCGCGATCGACGTTGCCGGGGATGCCGGGCACGACGCCAGCGTCACTGTGCTGGTGCACACCCATACGCGGGTAGCTGAACCCCGGATTTCCGGGGTTGCCGTTGTAGCGCGCGATGTGCCCGATGATGTCGCGCGAGCCCCAATCGCCGGGCTTCAGCGCGTTATTCCACCAGTCCAGGTTGCCGTAGACGTCCTGGGGTTCGACACCGATGGCATCGAAGAATGACGGCACGATCGAGTTCGCGTTGGCGCGGACGCTGGCGTCCTCCATGTCCATCATCGGCAACAGGGCACCCTTGCTCAGGCAGCCCGAGTCACCGGCCACCTGCCGGAAATAGGCGGCCTGCGCGGCCACCGAGGCCGAGCCGGTCAGGAAGCAGTAGGCGCCGACGACGATGCCGGCCGCGCGAAGTTGATTGACCTTCGCGGCGAAGGTTGGGTCCTCCGTGAGCGTCTGGCTCGCCTTGCACCAGGCGTAGGTGATGCCGTTTGCCCGGACCGCATTCGCGTCCGAGATCGCGTTGTAGTGACTGACGTCAATGCCGTAATCCATGCGTGTCCTCCCTGGGGTGATCGCGAATCAGCATCCCCCGGGAGGTCGGTCTTGCGTGGATGACGCGCCGCTACGGGCCCGTTGTGGTCGGTGGGGGCGGCACAGTGCACGAGTAGTCCGGCTGGTCGTCGGTGCCGCCGGAGCGTGCGCAGTCCTGCACGGAGCCATCCGAGAGAGTCAGTGTGATGTTCGCGGCGGGAGATCCGCAGAATGGGCCGAGGGTTTGCGTGGTGCCGTTGGTGAGGTTCACGGTCACGTAGCAGCGATCCGAAGAGTCGGTGAGACTGGCGATACCGACCCCCTGGGGTCCGGTGGCGCCGTTCTGGCCGTCGGCACCGTTCGCGCCGGTGGGCCCGGCCGGCCCAGTCTCACCGGTGGGTCCGGTCGGGCCGGTCTCGCCGGGCTGGCCATCGACACCACAGAACGGGCCGAATCGCGAGGTCGAGTGATTGGTCAGGATCACGTTGATGTAGCACTGACCGTCCTGTTCGACGTGGTCGATACCGATACCGCTCGGCCCGGTCGCGCCTGGCTGGCCTGTGACGACGATGGGGGTGACCACGGCCGGCTGACCTTTCGCGACGCGCTCGCACGCCTCGGCGGCCTGGGTGTTGCGACTGACCTGGCCACCAGCGACCTGGCACACCTGCCCGATGATCGCGTTCTGCTGATTGAGCGCGGAGGTCAACGCTGAGTTGCTGGTGGCGTTCGCATCGATCTGCTCGTTCTGGCTACGGTTGATCACGTAACCCGCGATGACCGCGATCAACACGACCATCAGGCCGAGCAGGCCGACCGCGCCACTGATATGCGACCGCCGTCGAGTCACGGCCGGAGGTGCCCCGTGTCCAGCGGTGGGGATCTCCGGCGCCTCCGGAGCTGCCGGCATCATGATTATTCGCGTCCTTCCTGCTCGGTGCCCTCGTCGGTGTCGTCGTCTTCGCTCGCGCCACTGCTCACTAGGGAGCGAAAATTCTGCCGCTCGTCTTTCTCCTGGCGACGCAGCCGATTGTCAGCCACGTCCAGGTCGTCATCCTCATAACTGCGCGCGCGATGGCCCCGCTTGCCGCGCGCGGGCCTATCGTCCTCGTCATTGCCGCGATGTGGGGCGGCTTCCTCCGGCAGGCTGTTCGCGCTGAAAGCCAATGTGTACAGTTCCGCGTTCAGTGCGGGGATCGAAACACCCTGCTGTCGGAGCAAGTACTCCAGGTCAGCGCATCGCGCCTGCCACAAACTGGCCTCGCGAGCCACTCTCTGCCGGGCGCGCCGTTCGGCCTGCTCGGCCTTCACTGCCTGTGAAACACGATCACGAGCCATGCCGCGTTCCGTGACACGGAAGTTCACGAGGAAGCGATAGCCGCCGAGTACGGCCGTTAGCAGGCCGCCGCCGAGCACGAAGCCGAGGATGCCGGAGGAACCACCGAAGGCGTCGGCCGCGCTCGCGAGCAGCACGCTCATTCCTTTCTATCTGGACGCCGTTGACGTCTGGCGTCACTCCATCGCTGCCCGATGTGCGCCACGAGGACGCCAGCCAGGCATGCGGCCGTGAGCGAGCCGATACTCCTCTCATCGTGCGCCTGCATAATCAGTGCCGCTGCCCATGTGAGAGTGGCCGACGCGCCCAACGTGTCACCGACCAATTCGATCACTGTGTTGCGGCGCAACAGACCCGTCACGCCCAGCGCCGCACCGGTCAGGCAGAAGATGCCCCACACCACGGCGATGACATGGCCGCCCTGTTTCAACAGGACCGGAGAGGGGCCGGTGAGCGCGAGAAGCCCAGACGCCGCGAACAGGATGTAGCTGATCAACAGCCACCACTGGCTGGTCAGCGACGTCCGGTCTCGGCGCATGGCTAGGCCAGCGAAGGCTGCGCGGGCTCAACGTCCACATCGGCCCCAGTCGCGCCGATGTTGCCGGACACGGTGCCGATGGGCGACTCGGCCGGGGCGACCGATTCGGGCATCGCTTCAGGCATCGGCTCGGGCAGCGCGTGCGCGCCATCATCTGATTGCGAGTCCAGTCCGAGCTTCGCGCGATGCACGGCCATACGCCGGGTGAGATCGTCCATCGCGCGCTGCGCATGCTGCGCCTCTTCGGCGCTACCGGCATCCTCCAGGACCAGCTCGTTGCGGAAGTGATCGGCCTCCAGGACGCTCAGGCGTTCGGCGCGCAGGTTTTTTTCATCCGATTCACGGATCATTGCGTATTCCATCGGGGTACTTCCTCCCAGGGTAATGCGGTTACACAGCGGTGTACTGCTCGAAACTGACCTCTTCCGCGATGAGGTCATACTTGCGAAGGAAAAGATTCGGGTTCGGTGAACCGGTGCTCATCACGAGCCTGATTTTGAATGTCGCGCCATTACCCAGTCCGAGCGCCCGGTATCGGCACACCATGAGGTCACCGGCCTGCCGAATGCCGGGACCCGAAACGGCCTGAGCATTCTCTTGCTTGAGCAGGCTCGTGAATGATCCGCCGTTGATGGAGATGAAGCACTCCAGTCCATATACCTGGCCATCCTCGGAGCTGAACGCGCTGTCATCGAGCATCAGCTCGGTTGTCACTGTGATATCGAGGTCGCAACCGCCGAAGCTGTGCGTGGTCATCGTGGGAAACCCGTTGTAGGTATGGCTTCCGCCCGCTCCGGCGACTTCCTGGCCAACGTCTGGACCATCACCGGGGACAGCCCAGGTCTTAGTGGAGTTGTGCTTGATGGACTGCCGGACATCGCGCGATGGCGGGTTGCTTCCGCGCCACATCAGCGCCGAACGCATGCGCCCGTCGCCGTTCATGTCGGCCGCGAACTTGAAGGTGACCGTCGTTGGATTGACGCGCGTAGCCTGATACATCTCAAAGAACCGGCCAGACGCGGACGCGTCATTGAACCGGTAGAGCGTCAGGTTGGTGACGGTCGGATTCGAAGTGGCGTATTCCTGACTGAAGTAGCCCGGCTGATAGATACTCGTTCCGGTGGCGGTAATGGCGAATACCGGAATGTCCTGGCTCGGGTCGGTGGGTGCACTCGCCAGCGCCTTTTCCACCATGAGCCAGGTCTGGTTGCCGCCAGGCTGGTTGATGCCGCCCACGCGGAAATATGTGGAGTCTGCGTAGAGCCCCAGTTGGCCGTCCGTGGTGCCCGATGCTCCCCAGGGGAGTTTGCCCATTGTGATCCCGCTGGAGGACCATTTCGCGATCGTCTGAGTGTCACCGGGTGCGGACAGTGCGGTCAGCAGCGTCCGGGTGGGCATACTCGGCTGGCCGGTGAGCAGCAGGCCGTTGGTGACGCCGTCAGACGAGTTCGTGGTGGGCGAGATCGCCATGATGCTGGCGGGGGTGATGGACGAGCCGCCGAACGCGGAGGGCACGCGCGCCTGGAGGCGCCCCATCGAGTCGACCGTGAGCACGTCGGAGCCGCCCTGCTCGCGAACGTCCAGCAGGTAACTGGCGGTGCTGGCATGCGCGCGCAGTACGAGGCCGAGGTCACCGGCGGCCTGCGTCTTGACGTAGGCGCGCCCGGTGGTGGTCGCGGACAGCGTGTCACCGGCCGGGGCCGAGGCGAGATAACTGGCACTGCGCACGAGTCCGGCCGTGGCCAGGTCGCCACCGAAGGTGATCGCGAGCCCGGCGGTACCCAGGGTGGGCTCGGTGGTGAACGCGGTCGCGGTGGCGGCCTGGCTGTTGAGTGCGGCGATGCGCTGGGCAACCGGCGCCACTGGGCCGCCGACGTACTCCCAGGCACTGGCCGACCGGCGATAGAGAGTGTACGAACTGTCCGTATTGGTCAGTCGCGCGTACCGTCCGGCGACCAGGTTGGTTGTCGGCAGCGGCGTGTAGTTGACGCCGTCGTCGTAGGCCGCCATCGAGTTGATGTTGGAGAACGCGGTATCGAAGTCGGTCATGCTCGGACCGTCGACGTTCTGATCGCTCCACTGGGGCAGCGGAATGCGCGGTGTCCAGGTTTCAGCCATGTCGGCCCCTCCTCCTCATGAGACCAACCGGAACAATCCGGCATCAAGATGGATAACGTCGCTGATCGGTATGGTGCCGAAGTCGATACTGATCTCCGCGTTCGCCGCACCGGTGGGCGCGAGGTGCGACCCCTGGATGCGCTGCCAGGCGCTGGTCGTCGCTGACTGCGTGTAGATGGTCGTGGAGATCGCGCCACCGCCCGAGGTGGTCCAGGCCACGCTCAACGTGACAGTGCCGATCGCGATCGGTGGCGTCGCCGAGTAGCCGAACAGGTATTCACGGCCGGGCAGGATGCCACCGATCACAGCAGCCGACTTCACGCCGGTGTGCGTCGCGGTCGTGGTCGAGGTGATGCCAAGGTACTTCGCGCCGTCGATGCCGCCGGTGAGGCTGGACAGAGTGCTGGCGTTGAGCGCCGTCCAGCCGGTCGTACCCAGTTCGAAGCTGGGGTTGACCATCAGGTTGTCCGGCACGTCCGCGTAGGACAGGCCCGACTCCTCGATCTGCGCCCAGGTGCTGGTGTTCCAGTCGAACCAGGTAGGTCGTACAGCCTCCACGGTGGCCCAGGAGGAGCCGAACGAGCGGGTGTGCAGTGTCACCCCGGCCGGTTTGACACCCTTGCGCAGCACGGCGCCGATGACCGCGCTGGGATCCGGCGTCTCGGTGGCTCGCGTGACGATCGTGATGTCCCACGGGGTGCCGGGCGCGCTGCCCGCCGTGGCAGGCAGCACCTGGGCGTAGCGCGAACCGGTCAGCGCCGAGCGGGCCGCGTCTTCCATCGCCGCCGCCGTACCGGCCCGCCACCCGGAGGTGGCGAATAGGATCGTGTCGCGCTGCTCGGCGTCGGACGCGGTCGGATCGAGCTTCGCGCCCACGAGCTGCGCCAGCCAGGGCAGCCAGCTCGAATCGGCCTGAAGCGGGTCACCCATGGAGGAGAGCCGGGAGACGCGGGCGGCCTGCCACACCGCGAGCTGGTCCGGTTCGAGATTCCAGGGCACCGGCGTGGCCGGACCGATCGGGCGGTCGCCGAGCACGGCCACGTAGAAGTCGTCACCCATGCCGGCCTGGTCGCAGATCGCCCCGATGTACCGCTTGAACGTCCAGGTCGAATCGGCTGCGTCCAAGCTCCGGTAGATCTCCGGCAGACGCTGATAGAGCCGGTCGGCCAGGGTCGACATGTAGGGAACCTGGCCATCGCCAGGCATCGGCTCGCTAGTCAAGGGGGTCGTCACCTGATCACGGACCCTGGGTCACGGTGATAGTGCCCGCGTTGGGCAGCGCCGCGATCCCGGTGATCGCGTAGTCGGCCGCGACGCTGTTCAGGGTGACGTTGACGACGCGATCGACGCCGGGCACCTGGTCGATCAGGGAGATCATTTCGTTGAGGTAGATGGTCGCGCCGAAGCTCCAGGACAGCGGGTCGAGGTAGGCGGTGATCGCCTGCTGGACCGAGGTGGTGACCACACTGAAGTCGACACCCGAGATCGGCACGACCTTGGTCGCGACCGGCACGGTCACGATCGTCGCGTCGATCACGCTGACCTGCAAGATCGCGATCGCCTGCGCCTGCATCGCGGCCTGCAAGATCGACTTCGCGCCGCTGGAGAGCGTCGTGCCACCGGGACCGAGCACGGCCACGGTCATGTACCCGGGATCGTCGCCGGGCGAGTGACCACCGGCCGGGTTGTACTGGTCCAGACCTAGCGCGGCCGAGACGCCGGACTGGGAGAGCGCGTAGGCCACGAACTGTCCGGGGGTGACCAGGGCGGCCGAGAGGCGGGACAGTTCTTCGACGCCACGATCGCGCCACGAGTTGTCGGTTTCGGGGTCGCGGCCGTCGGCTACGGCGGTGGCCAGCACAACCGAATCGACGAACGGGACCGGATCGCCCATCACCAGCGGCGCGCCGATCGGTGTCCCGTTGGCCGCTGCGGTGAACGTGGCACCGATCAGGCTCGCGGTGCCGGTCGAGTCGCCGGGCGCGACGGTCACGCCGGGCGGTTCGACCAGGAAGGTCACCGTGGTGCCATCGGAGAGCGGCAGGTAGATCTGGGTACCGGAGGGCAGCGTGTGCCCCAGTTCGTCACCGAAGGTAATGGTCGCGGTCGCGTCGGGCGGCTGACCATAGTCCTTGTCGATGCCGGCCAGCGTGATGATCGCCTCGACCACGGCGCCGGGCACCCGGTTGATCGCCACGATTTGCTCGGACAGTTCCAGTGCGAGCGCTTCGATCACCAGCGATTCGATGTTGCCTTCGCGGGGGATCCAGCCGGGCAGATTCAGGCGCAGGTTGGCGATCGCCGTGTCGATCATCTGCTGGTCGGAGATATCGAACGGCCGAAGATCGACATAGGCGGTGATGTCCGGTGCGGGCTGCGTCATCGCTGCATCATTGCGTCGGCAATCCCTTCGGCTGCGCGGCGGGCTTCCAGTTGACCGTGACCTGCTGGCGCCCATCGGCCAGCGAGTTGCCACTCACCTCGGTCACGGTGACGTCCGGGCCGAAGTCGATCATGTGGCGCTGGAGGGCACCGAGCACGAAGCCCTCGAACGCGGGATCGGCCACACCGAAGCTGGGCACCTGGATGCGTTCGCCCGGCCGGGTCAGCATGCCAACGGCGATCTCCTCGTTGATCTCCTGATCCGAGCCTTGTTCGACCGTCGCCACCGAGCCCGTCGGCCCCAGCCGAAAGGGGAAGCTGATCACGCGCACCGCCACGGGCGCATCGTCGCACGAGCAGACCGGCTAGCCCTGCCTGCCACTCCGGCGCCCCTCACGGCGAGCCTGCCAGCCAGGGCATTTGTCCTAGCGGTGTGTAGCCGGTGAGGGTGCCCATGTTCAGGGCGCTGGTCGGCAGCGTGCTCACCGTGGCAGAGGTCGCCAGCACGGTGAGCACGCTTACGTCTTGGTTGAGCATGGTGCCGTTTACCGGCGCACTGCACGCCAAGTTCGGGCCGGTCGTCGTGGCCAGCGCGAGGAAGCCGACCACGATCAGGTCGCCGGCCGCGAGCGTCGCGCCGACGCCGGTCCAGTCCTGCCGTCCGGATATGAGGCCGTTGGCGCTGACGCCACCGGCGTAGGCCAGCGCGGTCGCACTGGGGCCATGCCAGAGGCCGAGGGTGAGCGTGCCGCCCACGCCTGCCGCATTCAGGCAGAACTTGATCACGTTGAGGGTCATGGCGACCCGTGTCGACATCTTCACGTAGTAGGCGACGCCGTTGGCCATCGTGATCGCGGTGGTCGCGAGTACGCGTGGCATGGTCGAGAGAACATCGTGACTGATGTCGTAGTCGTTGCCGTAGCTGTCTCGCTGCGCCGAGGCCAGCACGCCGATCGCCGAAGTGTTCGCCGCGATCAGGCCCTCGTCGGTGGTGGCGCGAGCCTGCAACGCCGTGATGGCCGCGCCGTTCGTGCCGATCGCCGAAGTGTTCGCGGCGATCGCGCTGCCGTTCGCCGTGATCAGGCCCTCGTCGGTGCCGACCCGACTGGTGAGGGTGGCCAGGTCGGACTCGTTCGCCTTGGCCGCGAGGGCGGCGCTCAGGCCGGGCACCTCGTCGATCGTCGGGAAGTCGCCGGGCAGCTTGCCGACGATGACCAGGTCGCCGCGCGTCATGCCGATCTGGACGATCAGCACGCGATCGTTCTCGGTCAGACCGGGGATCACCGACGGGAACGGGCCCAGCCGGGAGGCGGGGGCAAGCATCGGTAGTTCCACGTAGTACGTGCCGTCGACCTCACCGGGCCCGATGATTCGGGCCCGGTGGTTGTAGCCGTACTGACCGGGGATGCCACCCGTCATGCCGCCTGGCCGACTCACGGCGTGAGGACCCCCGATCGGATGTGGTTGAACTCGTCCAGCTCGCGCTGTAGCCGCTCAGCCACCTTGCACCAGTGCGGCGCGTGTGGGTCGCCGGTGGTGCCCCATGGCACCATCAGCATGTCGCCGGTCGCGCGCGGCACCACGTGGATGTGCAGGTGGAAGATCGATTGGGTGGCCGGGGCGCCGATGCTGGTGAGGATGTTGGCCGAATCGCTTTCGGCCGCCATGGAGACCGCACGGCCCATGGTCAGCATGGTCAGGTTGGGCTTCTCGACCGCGTCGCGAACGTGCTCGTTGGGCACGATGAGTAAGTGCCCTGGCGTGACAGGGTCGAGCGGAACGAACGCGGTCGTTTCCGGCCAGCGCCGCACGATCTGAGCCGGTGCCCGCCCGGCCACGATGTCACAGAAAACACACTGCTCGCTCATCACATGTACCCCTGCGCGCCTGGGATTTTGCCTCCTGCGATCCAACCACGGTTGCCGTTGGCGTTGCCCTGTCTGACACCCAGGGCGGCGTCCATTGCCTCGATCGTGCTGCCATTGCCTAGTGAAATCGCGACGTGCCCATTGGCGAACAGCAGTGCGCCCTTGGTGTTGATGGCCGCGCTGATCGAGATCGCGGTGCCGGAGTTCTGACACCACTGACGTTGCTCGGTCGAGGTGCGCGGGCAGTTGTTGATCCCGGTGCGCTCGCAGCACCACTGCACGAGTTCCGAGCAGTCGAACGCGGTCGGGTTCGGATTGGACGGCGAGGCATACGCACCGTAGACGTACTTCTTACCGGCCTGCTGAAGCGCGAGAGCGACAAAACTCGCCACCTGGCCATCAGCCCCCCCGCCGGAGGTGCCCGTGCCACTGGAGGTTGACCCGGCATTCGTCCCGGCCGCCGTGCCACCACTGGGCGGCTGAGGTGGCGGATCGACCGGGTTCACCAGCGTGATGGCCGCACCGGCCACGTCGGTGCCGATCGTGAAGGACACGTCGAAGCACATCATCGTCGTGAAACCAGCACCCCATAGAGCCGGAACGCTGGTGAGGATCACCGGAACGCCGGGACGAAAGTACTTGGCTCTGTTGAGCGGAACGAGCCCCTTACACTCGGTCGTATTGGCCACATTGGACACAGACTCATGGGTGACCGAGGGCATCGTGATGAACCGCTCGCCCCAGTCCAGGTCATCCCAGGACAGGCGAATAGGGCCCGGCGCGGTCCACTGCATGGCGAACGCCGAATCACCGAACACCAGCCGCTTGCCGGAGACGAACACGCGCTTGCCCAGTTCTTGGCCCAGACGCACGATTGTCGTCCACGCACTGGGCGCGGTACCCGAGGTCGAGGTGTTCGTCTGATCCGGCACGTCTCGGCTGATCTGGCTCTGTGTCGGCACACTCTCGGCGAGCAGCCACTGATTGGGGTCGATACCGGCGAGTTGCATCTCCTGCGCGATCCACTCCGACGCGGAGATTCCGCTCGCGGTGCGCGGACCGGTGAGGTTCTGGAGGAAGTACACGATCTCGTCGATGCACGTGATCGCGAGCTCGCCGACGTTCGAGCTGCCCGGCGCGAAGGCGATCGTGTCGATGCGCATGTCGAGATCCTGATACAGGACGTGAACGCCTTTCTGCCACACGCTGTTGGTGGAGCCGAGCATCGCGCCACCGGGGTCGGAGAGCGTGAACGCCAGGTTGGGAACCTCTTCGACCGACGCGGTATAGGTGGGTGCGTTGATCACGGCTGAGCTGTAGTCGCCGCCGTAGTTGCTACCCAGGATCTGCAAGCCGGTTAGTGCCGAGTCGGTCTCCTGCGCCGAGGACAGCGGAGTCCCGATCCCAGCGTCAGTGTATTGAGGTCCGGGTGGACCATAGGTGATCGAGGGTTGCCCGGTTCCGTTGGCGGAACTGGAGTCCGTGGACGTGACCGAGCTGCCGGTGACACCCGAGGCTGAGGCGACCGCGCTGCGCGCCTCGTTCATGTACTTGTTGTAGGCGCCGGATGTGTAGGTGGTCCAGGCTTTCAGGCCCTGACCGTCGAAAATGGACTTTGCTGCGTTGGCGTTGTACTGCGGATCGTTGATCAGTTGCGTTGCGTTGAACTGAGAGTGTACACTATTGATCTGCCAGACATCCCGGTCAGTGGTGCCGTTCGAGTTCTTGTGCGTCGCTGTTGTGTTGTAGCCGGATTCTGCTTTGGCAATCGCAACCATGATCGCCTGATCGGCTGATGGAAAACCGGCGTTGATGACAAGGCCAGCAACCGCACTAGCAGTAAGGATCGTCATTGACCACCGCCGAAGTTCACTACGGGGATCAACGTCTTAGAAAGTCCACCTGGGATTTGGTCATCGTCGAGGAGTCCGGATGTTGGATATGGACTGGCGCTACGGGCAAAGACGGTTACGGGAAGTTTCGTAACACTACTGCCCATCTGGGCTTCTATCGAAGACTCGTCGGTCCG